GGCTTCCTCTCGTTATGAATAAGGTATCTGTTCATATAACTAAGCCATGCCTCTTTTTCCGCTTGGTATGCCTGTACATCATTCGCATAGCTTTCTATTTCATCCTCTAAGAAATCAATCTTTGCTTTAAGGTATGCGATATAGATGCCGCTGAAACGGCTGTCTAAGAGAACCACACTGTCCATATCCTGCGCCGTGTAAGGAACAAGAACGGGAATCCCCCTGTCAACGCTTACAAGCTTCTTCTCTCCGTTTTCCTCTGTCTCCTCTACTATCCGCATAGCTTCGTTCTGCGCTTCTCCGTCTCTCGTCCTGCTTTCTAAGGGATTCCCGATATAGTACGGATCTGTTCCCATGATGGTCACGGTGCTTTCTGTTCTGCCCTCTCTAACGGCATTTCCCTTTAGTTCATCCTTCTCTTTATGGAGATACGCCCTCGCATGAATTGGCTTGATATGTGCTTCTGTTCCCCTCTGAAAAGCAATGTAGTTATCGAATATCTCCGCTTCTACTTCGTTTAAAAACTGCAATTTAAGACTCTCGCTTGTGGCGTTCGGTCTTGCGTCATCAACAAGAGAAAGAATCTCCCCTACTGTTATTTTCATTGTCTCCGCTCCTTCCTTTTTCTTGTATTGTCCTTGAACTTCTGTAGATTTTCCCAAGCAAAAAGAGGGGTCTCCCCCCCCTCTTTATCTAGCAGTACCTTTGATAATACTGAAACAAATAGGAACAATTGGTCTAGACCTAAGCAAACTTTCCTTATCAGGACCTTCAGGAATTTCACTGTACACCATAGTTTTATTTTTGAAACTTAGAAGTTCCGCATCATTAATTATAGCAGTGTTATCAAGAGAAGTTGTGGATGTAAGGACCCTACTCTTTCCTAACGTTTTTTTAAATTTCTCTTTTTGAAAAAGAGGATATCTTTGAATGCCTGTAATTAGAAAGTTTGCTCCTTCTCTCGCTATTATGAACGAAACTTCTCCATAAATATGTGAGAAGTCCAATGTCCAATAACTAACATTTATTGTATCGCTTTTTTCAAAAACAGAAATTTGCTTGGAATTTATATTCCCTGCTCTCCGCGCACGTTTCAATGCATATAATCGTTCATCATTCTTTACCATACGATCAACAAGAGAATTCACAGTAATAGGAGAAATTGTCATGCTATCTAATTCAGCTTTCGGAACTTGAAGCTTACCCGGGTAATCGAAACTTATAAAATCTATACAAGGTTTATCTCCAAACGTATCGACCCCCATTACATAAAAACGCATTGAAGGAGTTCCCGGAATTGAAGTTCCTAAATCAATATAATCTCCGGGTTTTATAACATCGTATCCCCCATATTCAACTGCATTTTTCACCCTTTCCAATACATCTAATGGAGGTTCATCCACTCTTAAACGACTAGCAATAGGTTTTTCAGAAGAAACTGCTTCTTCTATGTAATATCTTATATTGCTACTAATTCTTCTTATTGCAAGATCAAGAACTTCTCCACTCACAATTTTATTTCCTGCATACCACGCTTCTCTGTTATTCGGGTTTTCTAATAAATGGTCGAATATCGTTTCAATATTCCTGTCAACCTTGGACTTTTCTTTTAATGTATTTTCCACAATCGGCGTAACAGCGCCATTAAGCCCGCTTTTATCAAGGAATCTTTCCTTTGCTCCCTCTGCCACTCCGCTAAGTGCATTAGAAAGCGTTTCCCCGTCAACTAGAGAATTTTTCCCGATGTTTTCAAACGTGCTGGATGCCCCGCTAACAAGCGTCTTTGTAAGTGCCTTGTAATCCTTCTGCGGAACTTCCTTTTTCTTTAATTCAGACCCTACGACGGCAATAGCTTCTGCTTCCGTGATTCCGCTCTTTATCTTTCCTACAGCGGTATCAACGTAGCTATGCATTTCATCGGATGTAACGCCTGCAACCTTCCCGCCTTCCTGTGCCTTCTTCAAAGCTTCAAGAGTCTTTGTCTCGGATTCCTTCGCCTTCTCTGCCGATACCCCCGCTTCCATTTTGTAGCCTTCCGCTTGCTGGCTTGCCCTTTCTGCCATATTTGCAGAGGATGTAGCATTCATGACTTGATTTTGGATATTACTCTCTGCGCTTTGAATTCTTGACTCTGTTTCGTTCTTTAATGCCTGCACTTCGCCCTTGATTGTATTTGCTTCGTTCTTTAAGGCTAACACTTCGCCCTTAATCGCATTTGCTCCATTCTTTGCCGATACAGCTTCATTCTTTGCGTTTACTGCATCTGCCTTAGCTGTATTCGCTTCGTTCTTTAAAGCCGTAACCGCTTCTTTGATTTTCGTGCCTTCTGTAATGGTGCTGTTCTTAGATGCCTCTGCGGCGTTTGCGTGTTGCTGTGCTGTATTCTTTGCAGAAACAGCCTCGTTCTTCATGGTTGTAATTTCCTGCTTGTCTGCTGAGACACTATCTTTATACCCTTTTGCCTCAGCGGAAACCGCCTTAATTTTCTCCTCTTCCGCAATGATATTTGCAAGAGAAGTATTTCTCTTTCCTTCTGCTTCTTCTCTCTTCTCCTCTGCGCTAACTCTTTTCTTCTCTGCTTCTACTCTTGCCGCCTCTCCTTCTCCAACCTTGGCAAACTTCTTTTCTAGCTGTTCCAGCTCGGAAAGAGTATTTGAGGGAATTTCTGTATTCCCTAACGATTTTTCAATATATACAGCCCCGGGATAAGACTTCCAACGGCAAGAACCTGTATTATCGAATGCGTCAAGCTGAATAAATGCCGTTCCTGCATGGCTCATCGTAACAGAGGATATAAGCCATCTAAGAATGATTTCGTTGTCGGTGATTACCTTTTCAAGGTCGCTTCGGTCAATGTCTCGAACTCCTGCATAGCGGATATTCAGCTTAAACAAGAGATTTGCAAGGTCTACCCCGTCTCCCGACACTCTGTCGATATGGAACTCTCTTACCGTGGAATCCGCTTCCCCTACTGCTCCGATGCTCTGCTCCTCTGCGGGAATAAACAGCGTCTTACTTCTTACTTTAATCATAGATTCCCCTTTCGTGATAATAAAAAAGGGCGATGAGTCTCCCCACCGCCCAAAAACGACCCTTAGTCTGCTTTATACTCCATCATATCGGAATATCTCACAGCTTCAGTTTCCTGCTGGATAGCATTTTTCACGACTTCGGCAAACTCTACTGGGATTTCTACTTCCTTGCCTCTTTCTACACTCATTGAGCGCCCGTTTACACATACATATAATGGACGCTTATGCGTATCGTCATAGGGAAGGAATCCCTTCTCTGTCTTCGCCCTTTCTACTGCTTCTACCGCTTCTGTATTTACTGCTTCTGCATTTACTGCTTCTGCATTTACTGCTTCCATCTTTGCCATATATTACCCCCTATTAGTTAGCTTCATGCTCGTTATAGAAAGAGCCTGTTTCAATACGAACCATATATTGGTTTGTAAGGATTGCAACCGCCTTAAGAGCCTTCCAGCCGACTGTTGCTCTCTGATTCAACGGGTCGGACGCACCGGAAGAACCTAACTGCTTAACGATAGTCTCCAGCCCCTCTCCTTCTAACGCTGTAACTGCGAAAGCGTCTTTTCCAAGAATCAAGGTGGAGTAAACGTCAATAGACCCCGCACCCGCATTGATCCACTTCTTCGCTTCGGAAGTCTCGTAGAACTCTACGCCCGACAATTCAAAAAGGTAGCCGTTCTTGAAAGTGGAATTATCCGTATAACGGAACAAGTCTTTGTAATCCGGATTCTGCTGAAGGTCGAATGCCACGTCCTGCGAAATGATACCGATATACTTTCCGTTGATTCTCGGAGCGTTTCTCTTCTTCAAGGTTCTTACCGCCATAGCGATAGCCTTCGGTGTCAAGGTCATTGCTGCAGTAAGCGCCGTACGAGAAGAAACCTGTCCCTCTGCGTACTGAACATTCGTTCCTGCATTTACTACTTCTCTTGTAACCGTATCAAGCGTTCTTCCTGCTTGGTCGCCCAGCTTCTCCTGCGCTTCCAAAACATGGTTATCAATTGCGGTCATTTCGAGAAGGTCGGAAAGTGCTACATAGTCTCCGTACTGCTTAAGTGCAGTTGTTACGGTGAACATATCAAGCTTCTTTCCTGTCGGCGTCTGTCCCTCGGTTAAAGGATTCAGCGCCTTTGCAAGCGGTTCAAACCCTCTAAACTCCATCGTCTTACCGTGGTTCTTCGGAATGTTTACCTTCTTACCGAACTGGTCATGAATGAGAGACGGACCAACCAAACGGATAAGGT